CGTTAACTCCTCACCGTTTAAGTATATGGATACTTGATCCATGCCATAGTCAATAGTAATGGCCGTATGAACAAATGCGGTGCTACAGTCATTAAACTTATGACCTCCTGTAGTTGCGCTAGAAGTGTCAACCCTAATACCGAAGTACCCACTAGGAGGAACCTCATCTTGGATGCAATACCCAGAAGATCCTGATGCTGTTAGGAAAGTAACTGCGCTAGTATTAACTGACTGCGTAGGACTCATATGAAACACTAATCCTGCGTTAAGATCATTATCTGCCGGGAGGTTTGATGGGGGCAAGTTCTTAGTTAATCTACGGTCTCTACTAAACCCAATAAGAAGCCCCTTGACAGCATTACTGTTTGGGGGTGCTCCTGCCGCATCTCCAGTTGTGGCTCCACCCCTATTCTCACATCCTAAAATAACTCTATGGATAGATGATAAGCTACTATCAGCATTCCAACCCGGATCATTCGGATTCGCTAGGTCTGGGACATGTGTCCAGAAATCAAAGGATGCTCCTGTTTGTCTGTATAAAAGGCTATCAATATTGTCAAAGCCTTCTTGTAGGCTAGCATACCCATACGGGCGATATGCTGAATGCAGATACTGGGTGTTGTTTGTTCTAGAAGAGGCTTTGCTATTCCCGTCCCCATCAACACCTGAGAAGAAGTTACACACTCCTCTAAAGTAAGGCACACCGATCCCTGACGGGAAAACGCTATCTATTGAAGAAGCTACTATCTGAGCAGGTGCCTCAAATGTAGACGAGGTAGCACAGTTAATGGACAAATACTTGTCGGAGTCTGGTAGAACTAGGTCTGCGTCTAAGAAGTTATAAACCGCAGCAAGACCGTCTGTTGATATCATATCGGTTAATGAGAGGACGGTTCCACTAGTGCCCGATGCTCCGGGATCAGAGGTAATAATTTGTCCAACTCCAACCTCAGGAACTATAAGATCTTTAGCAGTAAACTCGTCTTGAGGAACTTCACTCTTAATAAACTCAGGGCAAAGGGGCAACACTACACCAGAAACCTCTGCTGGGTTAAATAATAGATTCTGCTGCTTAGATTGCTCTACTGCGATAAGACCCGCATCTAGATTTTGGAAGTTGTTGATAGGGATCTCTCCCAAAACAGCAGGCTGTGTGGCTGGTGCTAGCAGAACATGCACTTCAATCTGCTTCTTGCGTCTTTTGATTTTGTTGTCGTGATCTGCAATCTTAGAGAACATGACTTGTCTTTGGTTACTAAGGACCGCACTGTCTTCAGTATACCCTGAAGATTTCAACTCCCCAACATAAGCGGATAGATCATAAAGTTCTCGGTTTCTATTATCAATTAGAACCTGTAAGAAATGATCGGTGTCGTAGTATTGTTGAATCTGAGGATCTTCATTAATATAATCCAAATCAAACGCTGTGTTAGCCCACTTGTTAAATGTGTGCCAACTTACGATCTCACCCTTACCTCCAATATTAGGATTGTATGCGTGTAAATACTTTAGTGCCTCAGGAGGAACTCCTGTTCCTGCTCTCGGATTCCCAGATGCATCGTAGTAAATAGCACTTACAATGTTGGTTATACATCCAGAGTAGTTTAATCCTCCACCATAAGAATCATAATAAATCCCTGTACGCGAGAACAAGAACTGGCCCTGATTGGAGACAGGAGGCTCCATCCCACTTACATTAATTACATCTACAAACGGGTTAAACCCATCATCGCTAGGGATGATAGGGTTGCCTTGGGCATCTGTCTCGCAGTCGATTAGTTTAAACGAGGTAAGCCCTGAGAGCGCGTCTCCCAGCGTTTTGCTAGGGTCGTTAGGGTCAGGCATGTTGTTCCAGAACACAGGCTCAGGGTTGTTCTCAGGGTCTGCCTGACGCGCTTGTTTAATCTCTCGGATGGACTGTAGCTGCTTATCTGCACCAGCCACGAAACCAGCGGCTTGCTCTAAAGTTTCTTTATTATCGTCGTAAACTTGGCTTGCTGCTTCTAGTGCTGGGGGAGGTGGGTCGAATGCAATCTCTTCTCCCGTTACGGGATCAATAGCCGTAAAGCCCACCATCTTATCTGCGATTGCAGATGGGCCTTTTTGCAATGCGCTATAGGATTTAAATTGGTCTAAACAATTCTTAACACTATCAATCTGGTTCCCGATGTTTTGCCCAATTACAACAGCTTGTGCTCCAAACCCTAGGATAGTCCCTAGACCTTGGAGATCATTAAGCCCCTGTAAGGCGTTTTGCTCAATACCTTTATTGGAAGAACTTGAAACAAAAACAAACCTTCCAAGAGTAGTATCATACTCTACGATACCCGTATCAAGGAATACCGAACGCATAACATCTTTGAATACGGAATCGGCTAATGCCTTACCTTCATTAATGCCTTTCGACATATCGTTTAGGATAGGTGATGGGAAGGCTTGAAGAACCTCCTTTGTAAAATCCAACATACATTGAGGAACTCCGAACTGTGCCCCTAAGGCACCCAGAACGGGTTGATCAGATGTGGTAATAATACCTGCTGCTTTTGTGAAATCAAATGTTGCCATTATGCTGTGTATGGTCCTCCACCAAGACTGTCGTTGATTCTAACCTGAGGTCCACCATCAATGGTAACCACTCCTCCGTTAATGTCAACTGCGCTCTGTCCATTAATTTGTACTTCTGGGCTGTTAATCTCCACCTTCGTATCGCTCTGTAGTGTAAGCTTTCCAGCGGCAACAACGTCAACGCTGCCCCCACCATCAATTATGATTCTAGAGTTTTGTCCCGGAGTATTTATATAGATCACTGAGTCATCTTCTTTTGCTTCGAGAGAAATGTTGTTATGATGACTCACCAATTGAATGCACCCAGTGGTCTGATTTCCAAAGACCCCTTGGCGACTAGCCTTATACCCGCCTACTCCCGGATCTCCAAGCTTGGTATGCTTCTGGGCACCATACTCTTTAGACCCTGTAGACTTGTTTTCGATCTGCATATTCAAACCATCTTCTACCCAAATATGAAATCTGTTAAATAGGGTGTACATATTAACAGGACCGTGAGTACGCATATGGTATTCCCCCTCTGCAAAGGGGCTTTCTGGGCTAAGGCCAGTGCTCCAAATGAAGAAGTCCTTACCCCTGTGCTCGTTTGTCATTACAATACCGTCAACGACTGGGGAGTCAACAGCTTGAATACGTTTACCATTTCCACTCATGATACCAATGGCATAATCTTGGAATGGGTCAGCAGATTCAGAAGTTGAGTTGTACCTATCGGTAATCTGGAAAGCGTCACCTCGGTGGTTAGTAAAGCCTAGCTGCTCAGGGATTACACCCTTTCCATCATACATTCCTTTGAATCTTTCAGGAATCCAACCTAGGTTTTCTTTAGTGGAGACTGCTACCTGATCTTCTGCTAATCCCGGACCATGCTGTCCCGGTTTGTTTTTTGGCACATACTCAGTGCTGGGCGTGGCTTTCTTATTTGCAAAATTTCTATCTTGTTGGTTGTTCCCCTCAATAGCTCCCATAACAGAACCCAGATAAAAGTAACCCTTAAAGTTATCTCCATCTAATGCTGCGTTTGGTTCATACCCTACCAAAACTTGAGCACCTACAGGTGGTAAAAAGAACGCACCTTCCTTGGAGTTTCCGTAAGGAGACACATACCTGACATTCTCCACAATAGCTCTACCCTCTTCAACGGGTCCAAACGAGACCTTAAATAGACCTGTTCTGGAGATGTCTGCTTTTGATTTTACTGTTCCAATTTTAAGATCCATCAGTCATCCTCATTGGGTTTCGCAAGCCCCTTGTTTCCGGGTCTTGATAGGTAGAAAGTAGATTTAGCAGACTGCGCTGAAATTGAATGCTTAAACCCAATCATATTATAGATGCCACTAAACCAAGTAGTATTGCCTTTATAGCTTTCTTGGGGATTATTTGGGATAGTAATTCTAGGTTCCACACAGTGAACAACACACGCCTTATTTAACACTCTTCGATCTGTGGATAAGGCAAACATAGGCAAAGTGCTAATGTTTCCATTCAAAGCCATCTGGTTAATATTTTGTGTTACACGAACACTATTTGCAATCGCTGCCTTACTGGGATTCTTTGAAGGAGTAACCTGCTCCATGGTGGGCTTAGAAGCTTTGTATAATTGAGAAAATGCTTCCCACATAAATTTCATGAACTTTTGTTTACCATCCAAACCGCCGAACCAGTCACTTGAGAAAGACTTGTCAGACATGTTCTGATACTTATCGGAGTCTAATTGATCGAAAACCTCTTGCCACTGCTCGAAGTTTTGGATATCATCTCCACTGAGGTAATCGTGGTCGTAGTAATTTTCCATCAACTTTTCAAAACCCCTAGGCACTTTTGTCTCAGGGTCAACGTCAGTCAGATCTAAAGTTGCAATGCCCTTAAATATGCGTGCAGCCTCGGCTTCAAAGCCAGCAGGGATCATACCTGCTACGCCTCCAAAAGCCTGCCTTCCAATCGGGCTTGAGGAGTTCATTGCTGCAATATACTGATTGTCTAAATTAAAATTAACAGATAAGATATTTGGGTTCTTATTTCCAAAGCTAAACAATGGCATTCGAGAAGCTAGTAAAGGATTAGCTTTTTTCGCATCCTTGGAAGCGTTCTGTAAGTTTGTATCTGCTGGGAAGGTAGCGTCTAATTCGTTACTACCATTGTACTGTTTTCCAAAGGGGCCAATCCAACTAGTAGGAACAAAGTAATCGAACACATCTTTAGCAAACTCTGAATTAAGACCTCGTAGCTGATCCAATCGGTGAACGTAGTCGGTTAGTTTCTCATCAACGTAGGCTAATAGGTCACCTGTGTCTGCAAAAGAAGCATCCTTTATAGTTTGCTCCTCTGCATCTGCGTCTTGTGCCTTTGCTCTAGCCTTAGCAGTTGTTTCATAAACTCTACCATATAAAACTTGATCTACAATGTTTCTTTCGCCCCATAGAAGAACAGGCTGTCTATTATTAGTAATTAGACCTTTTTCAAATAAAATCTGAATAAGGTTGAAGTCGGTAATAACATTAACCTGATTCATAAACTGAGTGGGGATGGCTTTATCGTCTGGAGCGTATTCAGCCATCTTGTTTGCGATGGCCTTACCTACCTCACTTAGAGTCTGTAGGAAGGTCTTCTTAGGAATTTCAGTTTGTAGAACTGCTCTGTAGTGATTCTTAGCAAACCAATCTGTTACCTTATCAGCAGATCCACACTCCTCAATATACTCAAAAACATTCTCTCCGATAGCTCCTGTGAAGTTAGAATCTGATCCCGTATCAACCTCACACATACCTAATCCTATACCCTCCAAACACTTGGAATATCCTAGCACATCATCCGCTAAATCTTTCCAACTGCCGGGATTGGGGGCACCGAAGTCCGTCATCCCTAAAGTAAGAACCTCCCCTACGGAGGCGTATACACTATCTTGCATCTCAGCGTAATACCCCTGCAAATAGAAGTCTAAGTCTGGCATGAAGACCAAGACGTTTTCAGATTTATTAGTCGCTGATCTAATGAAATTTTCTATAGCTCCAACTACGGCCCAGTGAAGGCTAGGCTTAAAAGAATTACCGTCCCCATCGAAACTTAACCCCTCCTCAACTTCACTCCTCTCCGAAGCTTGAATTTGGTAGGTTTTTACAAACTCATCTGCCTCCTTCTTAAACCCTTCCTCACTGAATAGTCTAAATTTTGAAACACCCTTACATAGTAATCCTTTATTAAAGTTAATACCAAGAGGACTAACTCCGAGTTGGGTCAAGTTAGGATGAATACTTTTTCCAGTAAAGTGCATAGTTAAAGTTCTAACACCATCGCCTGTAAACCCATAATCAATTCTAAGAATTTTTCCGAAGCACTGCACAGGTGCCCAGTCCTGCAAGTTGCTCCCTATACCATAGGTGATATACACCTGCCTTTGCATCTTACCCGTATAAGCTTTTAATTGATCTTTAATAGATTGATTTTTATCATCATCATCTAATACAGAAGTATTTGCAATCTCTGTTTCTATTGCATCAAGCTTATCTTCAAGTTTTGTGCGTTCCTGTTTGAGATCCTCAAGATTCTTCTTTGGACCAATATAGTTTTTCCTTTGGGCATTTTCTTGGTCTTTCTTTAATTGAGCAAGTTCATTGTCAGCTAAAAACTTCTCAGACTCTAAAGCCTCTAGACGCTGTAGGAATGGGTCTGATTTAATATCTAACTGCATCCCCAAGCTATTGTCTAACATCTCACTCTCAAAAACACCTTGTGGGTCCATGATCTTTAGTTTCATTTGGTTATCAGAATCTCCTCCACCAAATGAATGAACCAAATCCAGAAAGTTTGAATTCGGAGCATTAGAGAAGATCATGGTTTCTCGTTTCTTACCATCGCTCTGACTATCAATAAACTTTTTAAACGAACCAAAATCCTTAGTGTTCTGGAACGCGATCATTGCTTCAGGGTCGTAGCTAACTACGATGTTGGCAGCAGGGATATACATGATATATTATAGTGGCAGCCTAATTGCTTCACCAGATTTCAATTGTTCGAATACATCAAAAATAGCGTTTCGTTCACAAATTACCCACCAAGAAAGAGGACTCTCTAAGAACAAGTTTGAAATCAAATCAGGTCGATGCTCGTAACCTAGTGGAATGTTTCCATTAGTGTTTCTAAAATTTCTAAGACCCTTCTCGCCTGCGAAGAAGTCCTCATACTGTGCGCTGCCTACTGAAGTTTTTAAAACCTTTCCTTTGTGTTTAATCTCAACTTGCCCGTAAGACGATCTTGAACCTTTTTTTCTTTCCATTAGTTAGACCCCTTCCAAAATCCACCCGCAGCCAAGGGGTCTGTGGTGTGTGGTGAGTTAATAGCACTTTCCCATCCTGTTAAGTTATCTCTCTTTGTAAATACAGCAGGATCATAAGTGCTAAAATCTCCAGTCCTTATTTCCTCTAAATTGAGGCTAATTTTTACAACTCTAGGTGTAGTGGTTTCTAAGTCGTAACCTCCAGCTTCATCATAAGAAATATTATACGATTTACAAACACAAGGAACTTGTTGATACATCGTGCCAAAGTCTATCCTAATCAGTGGTGGGCCAAGCAAGGGATTAGTAGCTTTATTAACTACAGAAGTTCTGAGTAGCGCAACGAAAAATAATAAAGTGTCTAATACTCTGTTTCTGTCCGTCAAAGATAAAGTATTTAGAAAAGCAGCATTTAAATCAACCCCAAATGGCCCATCAAAATTATCATCATCTAACTGTAGCCGAACAAAAGCTTTTTCTACTGCTAGAGACAGTGATTTGTTAGGGTCACCGGGTAAAGGCTTTGAAGAAAACTTAGCGTCCTTCGTGAATAAAAGTTGCTGGGACTCCTTGCTACTGCCTGAGTACACACGAATAAACCTACTAATTCCCATTGGGTGTTGTGCTAGGTGAGGTAGTGTCATGTTGAAAGACAACTTAAACTTCCTAGAGGAAGCTCCTGTGTATGCATATAATGCGCCTGCTCGCCCTATGGGGTTATACTCAGCGTAGTTAGCACTTTGGGTTTCCGTGATCGTTGGGTTCTCGTAAAAAGGTAAGAAGACTGTCGTGGTTTCTCCATCTTCACTAGGGTATTCAAAGATGAGTTTATTCCTCTCAGAGAAATATCTGTTATTAAAAAAGTTACTCATTAGTCTCTACCTGCTGGTTGACCTAAGGGGGATGAATTGTCCATTGTTTCCTGAACTTGCTGTACCCTTCGGTTATGGAGTCGCGTCTGCTCACCACCGTTTTCATAAATATCTACTAGGATCTCATTCATCTTCTGTTGCTCGCGAATCTGCTCCCGCAACATCCGCGCCACTTCTCTTTGAGGTTGACGGCCATCGTCTTTGAATCGCTGTGCCTTCGCTCGGGTTTCCTCGATTTCTTTAGGGTCGGTGTATCTAGTGTCTGTGCGGTAGTCCGTCTTCATCTTTGGCTGATTTGAACCTAGCTCGGCACTTCCAGCAAAAGGCACAGAGATCTTTGGCTTCGATACCGCCTTAGAAGCCTTAGAAGCCGCAGAAACCTTAGCTAGTTTCGTAATATCACCCGCTTTAAGTTGCCCTAATGAGGGGCCTAAGGAGGATACTGCCTCCGATAGAATGCTAAAGCTTTTCGCTAGCTCAACTAGTGCAGGAGCGTGCTTGCCTAGTTGGATAAGTTTATCAAGAGGATTATTTCCTCCCGTAAAGAAACCTACAATACCTCCAACAAGACTTCCAACAGTTAATGCAGCGAAGCCTGCGGACAAAGCAATTAAAGAAAGTCCTAACAAAGTGATCTGTAACGGACTAATACTACTCATCCTCTTTAGGGCTTTTGAGAACTGCTCCATTGGTGGTCCTGCTAGACTTAAAGCGTAAGCTAGGGGGATAAGTGCAACACCTAGTGCTGCGATTCCAAGGACTCCAGCAGCAAATGCTACCCCACCAACGCCCGTACCAAGTAACATACCTAAACCAAAGGCAGCGGCACTGAAGATAACTAATGCGCCAGCTAAGAGCAGGATACTACCGATCCCTACTCCCTTAACCATATTTAAAGCTTTTCCAAAACCCATTAAACCTAAGGAAAGTCCTCCAATAGCAAGAACTCCCATTAGAACTTTCGGGTTGCCAAAAGCAGCGACTCCCTTGGCTATCCCTTTAAGCACTCCACCAATGCCCTTTCCAATACCCTTACCTAAACCTTTTACACCTTTCCCTATTCCGGCCAAACCTTTTCCAATGCCACCGCCCATTGCGCCACCACCACTTGCTGCACCTGCCGCTCCACTCGCAGCACCTTGTGCAACTCTGGCTACGCCTCGCGCTATCACTAAGGCTTTAAAAGCAATAAATGCTGCGGTAAGAGCAACAATAGCTTTGGTGGCTGTAAGAAGGATTGGATTGTTTAGAATAACACCAGTAACCGCTGTTAGACCTTGGACAACTTTGGTCATTGCCCACTGGAGAGGAGAAAATACTGTGCTGTAAAAGTTATCTAACGTGTTGTTAAACTCTTCTTTAATTCTCTTCTCTTCTGCTACGCTCTGCAAGTACTCTCCAACACTCTTATTCTGAGCCTTCGCTTGAATCACTAACTGGTCGTATGTCTGCGCGGATTTAGCCATCGCTGGTCCGAGAGCGTCTTCTACGGCTTTGTATGCAATAGCGGGGTCTCCAGTTCCTGCGAGATAAGACTCATACATTCTACTGGCTTCCGCTCCAGCAGCCTCAACCATTCGTAATGCATTTTTAGTAGTATCACCTTCTTTATTTAGAAGAGCATTTCGCTCATTCATTACGCCTAGCTGGCTTGCTAAAACTGCTCCCTCAGCAGATGTGAAAGCGGTCATTACATCTGCTGCCATATCACCTGCTTCTTGACCAAGAGCGGCACCTAGTCTGGCTGTAGCCTCGGCAATTTCGGGTGCGATACCGAGAATTTTGTACATGGGCATGGCTTTATCCAACCCTTTAATAGTACTCATAAGCTCATCGGTGGTCATGCCGTAGTTCTGGCTCATGGTCATGATCGTTTTCCCAAGCTTGCCTTGCTGCTCCGAGGAAATACCAACACCGAAGCCAAGCTCACCCATTTGTTTCAAAAGCTTCTTAGAATCACCGCCCGTTAACTTTGTGTATAGAGCAAGCTTATCCATTCCCTTTGAGTTAACCTCAATACCTGCTGCAAACTTCTCCCCTTGGATCTCATACATATTTGAGAACCCAGTAAGCTTACCAGCTAAATCATTGTTTGACTGTGCCTGTCTTTCTACAATCTTATTAAGATTAAGACCCCTAGAAAGACCTTTCTTCTGGAGATCAAAAGATTGTTTAATTGCTGCCTCAACAGCCGCAGACCCCTTCTTGACGGCCCCTTCAACGCTGGGAAAACCCTTCCTAAGATTTTTAGCGGATCTGTCTAGAACGCCAAGATTCTTATCATCATTATCCTTCTTCTCTTTGTCATTTTGCTCCTGACGATCATTTTGGCGTGCTAACTCGCTCAGAATGTCTGCCAAGATGTCTTTTGTTGAATCAGCCATTATTTAAGAAAAACTTTGTATATCTCTTTCATCTGTTCGAGCTTATAGGTACGATAGCTGTCGATACCTAGTAGCTTAATCAGACTCTTTTTAATCTTACCATAGTAAGATGCAACTCGTCTCTTCTTATATAGGTTATCTACGATAGCATTCACTACATCCTCAGAATTACCATCTAATTTAAAACAACTGACAAGTTTTCCTGATAATCCCGGAAAAACTCCATCTCCTCTTCTATTCTTAATTATAAGGATAACACGCTGGGACTGACTACCGGGACCAACCCCTAGAAAGTATCTAAAGACTAATAAATCTCCCGGAGTTATCCTACTGGCACTAGCAGGCATAGGCTGGAGAATCTTCGGTCCTCCAACTACTCCTAAAAATTCCTTGGTTTCTTTTGAAAAACGTGGCATAGTCCTGCTCTAATACTATAAATTATATAAGCTTATGAATACTGATATTGATCTCGTTGATTTTATGGATTTACTAAACTACACTCTACACAAAGACTTCGTAGAGAAATGGAGATATAAATACTCTGAGAAGTTTATAAAGCATTTCCAGATTAAAGTTCTAGAATCACTTAACAAACAGAAGATTTTAAAGAGAAGTAGTCTATTCAATTACATGACCAAGAAGTGTAGGTACTCTCCAGACCAAGTAGAAAACTTTTTCATTTCCATAGACATTAGTATATACTCACCCCTGATCGTAAATGACAAACCGAGACAAAAATGAAATTACCCAGACCCTACTGGCTATTCTCTTCATGGAGAACTTTCCGGGTCTTACCCGGTTGATCCTATTGGGCTGGCAGCTTTTCTTTCTAGCTGTTTTACTTCTTCTTCCGTTTGGATTTTTTGCTAGCCTTTAAGGCAGTAATCCTTTCCTCGCAGATGTGCCCAGAATTGAACTCGGGACACATAGGCTTGTAAGCACACCAGTTGCAGAACTGATTCTGCATGGCATGGAATTGATCCTTCTTCATCTTTCGGATCTTCCAGATCTGATCAACCTTCTCCTTGATGTAGTGCTTGATCTGATTCGCGGAATACTTACAACTGACGAAGTGGTTGGTGACGGGGTAGTAGTGTGCTACCGTGATCTTATCCAACGACACACCCAGCTTCTTATGGATGGCAAAGGCGTAGCCTTGCATTTGTCGGTCTTGATACAGGTCTAGTTCCGATAGCTCACGCTTTGAAGTCTTGTAGTCAATGATGAGATAGCCCCCATCCTTGCCTTTGATCACTCGGTCGATAACACCATTGAACTTGATGTCCTTCTCTTTGTCATACACAACTTCATACACCATCTCAGTAGAGACGGTCTCCTGTAAAGTTGCATTGAAGCGGAGGAAGTTCTCTAAACACGTTTTGATCTTCGGAGTATAACTTTCTGAAAACGTGTAGTCTTTTTTGGCCTGCTCGGCTATAACAAGTAGCTGATCGAGCGTGGTAGCTTGATAGCCATCCTCTAAGATTTTATGAATAAACGAGCCAAAGTGAAGAGCGTCAGTGGGAGCATCAGAAGGCTCGGGAAGACGATCAACATACCGATAACGGTATTTGAGTTGGCAATCTTTGAAGGTTTTGGATTTTGATTCGGAAATTGTATTAATGAACATTATAGTACCTCAGTATATTAGAGACTACCTGACGGAGAAGTTCGAAGAAAATTACAGGTTATCTTCTAGCAACGATGAGATGATCGTCCCGTCTCTTTTTGTTCCCGACGATTACAAGCGTCACATGTCCGTAAATTTGAATACGGGGTTGTGGCAATGTTTTAAGAGCGGAAACAAGGGTAACTTTATCCAGCTTTACGCATACCTAGAAGGTATCACTTATAATAAAGCTGAGTCTGCGATCCTATTCAAAGAGCTTCTCGACGGTGAAGTATTTAGTGCTCCTAAAGAACTACCTAAGAAAAAGCATAATCCTAAGAGGCAGGAAGAGCTTGGTCTTATTCCCGTCACAGTGGATTCTTATGAATCAGAAAACAGTCTGATTCAGAAAGCTTGGGCTTTTCTGTATGAGCGTGGTCTTTTTAACCTAAATCCTGATGTGGAGTTCTCTCCCACATACTACATCGCCACTAAGGGCATCTACAGAAACCGTCTGATTATCCCCTTCGAATATAATTCGCAGATTTTTTACTTTCAGGCACGAACTTTAGCGGACGAGACACCTAAATATCTTAACGCGACTGGGGACTGGCCTAAGTCCTCCGCAGTTCTATATCCGTATGATACTGAAGCGGATCACCTTGTGGTGTGTGAGGGACCACTAGATGCCATCTCACTACAGTTGCAGGGTGTGAATGCTACTTGCACGCTAGGTTGTTCAATTTCTGATCTTCAAGTCGAGGAATTGAAGTCTTTTGAAGGGAAGATCATCGTAGGTTACGACAACGATGCAGCGGGGAAGAAGGGGGTAAACAGGTTTGATTATCTGCGCCGTCTAAAAAGGATGGCAGACTTGCACATCTGCCATCCACCTTCGGAAGTTAAAGATTGGAACGAGGCCCATATGAAGAGTATAGGCTTAAAGCGTTTTGTCGAATTGCGTACTACGAAGTACGACTACGACTACCTTGTTGATCACCTCCTTACGACACTGTGAGGTAGTACAGCGGACTTATAATTGTCTGATTTAGCAAGGTGTATTTTACTTGCACGCTATACGTCCCTGTCAAACTTCCAAAAGTTCCGTTCGTGAAGCTGGACAACCCGTTAATTTGGGTCGTGTCCCAGTTCATGATAATAGTATTATCTTTAGTAATAGTAGTTGTTGAGTCAGCAAACGAGGATACTGTAAAGGGACCATCAAAGTTGTGGTCTTGGTTGACCTTCTTGATCTCCATCGTTGCGCTAGTAATTACAGAGTCTTTGAAGATATTCTGAACAGTGTCAGTCATGCCTTCATTCTGAACTGTAGTCTCAGTACTTACCTTAAGATCAATCTTCTCCCCGAGCCTAACCTTCTTATTCATTAATTTGTTAGAAGTGGTTAGCAGCAGCGGTTCCGTGAAGGCGAAGAAGGTATCTTCATGCAGGCTGAAGTGGTTTGTAATTACTTGATACTTAGATGCTGAATCTAATTTGACCGTCCAAAGGTCAACGTAGTCACCTACAGAAGAAAGGCTAGAAACGCAAAGCTCTGTGGAGGAGTTGGTATCATACCCAGAAAGGGATAAAGTCTGGTCCAGAACAACAACGTAGTCCCCCGTCCCAACTTTATAAATTCCACTAGCTGTGACAGAGGGTATGTAATTACTGCTGTCAAAGTTATCATGAGAAGTGAGGGTCTGCCCCGAAGCCCCGTATGTCATTAAGGGTGTAGAGCTAACGAGGTTCTCACTATCGAGTACTGTATTAGGGGTTAAAGTAGAGGACTTAGTGAATAGTTGGACTGAGCTAATCTCATAAGGATCAACGTATGCCCCGTCATTTATAAAGAAGACGCGCAACCCTACTCGCTGGCTCACGTTAGGGCGATTTCCTCTATCTACGATTACTGTGTTGTTGACTTGCACGCTTTTCCTCTTCTATTTCTTGGCTGAAAAACTCTAAGAACGCCGACCGATCCGCTCGGCTCATGTCCTTTACGTCCGCATAGCTGAATCTGACATGCTTCACAAGTATATAGGCTTCATGAAGCAAGTCTTTTAAATTAAAAGACTCAGCTATTTGCTCGAAAAAAAATCCGCTGTAATCGGTAGCTCCATACTTTCAACATGATCGCAGTATGAACAGGCAAATCTCACATTAGTATCAATGCCATAATTCGTGCAACCTAATGCTTCCATAATAATGTGAGCATCTTTGATAGGTAATTGAGGAACTACCTTAGAGATAACAGATTTAGCATCGTATCCTCCAATGCTAACAATAAATCTCCACAAGTTATTTAGTGTGGTCTCTGAGTTAGTAAAGTATCTTTCATCTTCAACACGCGGAATCTTAACAACTACCTCCTTTTTTAGGATAGGCAGTTGGACTTTCATGGGATTGGTAAGCTCTTCATCAGCGTAATTAACATTAAACGTGTCCAGTGCAAACACTACACTGTTTTCCGACTTACAACTTGGGCAGTTAATAGTAACATGGTAGTTTGGTCCGTAGGAAATCTCTCGTAGCTTCATTAGCATGTAGAGTTTATCCATCTGCAAAAGCTGTGCAATGTCAATATTGGTCACACACCTAGCCAGTAGCTTATTAATGATATCACTCCCCCCGTCTTTCTTAGACAACATGCTCTTTTCATCCGCAAAACTCATTGGGCGCATCGTAATTGGCATACTAGGGTCTTGAAGAGTGTAAAAACGGTTCTTTGAAGGAAGGTCTACCTCGATAGCATCGTTAGATGGCATCTCTTTCAAGATATCATCAATAATAGACTGGTCACCTTGGGGGAACTTCGTCTCTTTTGGATTTGGGTTGGTTGGTTCTGACATAAAAAATACTCCTACTGCGGTACACAGAGCTATTCTATAATAGTCTGATGAAGATCCATATAAACACTCTAAAATCTAGGATAGAAACGGATAACCAATCTCTCCTTGATGCGTTATATAGCCTATACTCTGAAAAAACTCCCGGATACCAATATTCTCCCGCGTACAAGCGGCGACAATGGGACGGGAATATGCACTTTATCACTAAAACAGGCACATTTAGGACTGGATTGTTAAATAAGGTGTTAGAAGACCTTGAGAAGATTGGTTGTACACCTGAGCTTTGCTATGAAAATGCACAAAAAGTGGACACTTCTACACAAAACTACGAAATTGATAACTTTTCCTACTACTCGTACCAAAAAGAGCTAATTGAAAAAGGTTTAGAGGAACAGCGCGGAATCATAAAATCCCCTACAGGGTCTGGAAAAACACTAATTATGGCTGGATTGGTTAAAGCACTGGCTGGAAGGAAAATGGTGCTTCTTTTTAACGCAAAACAGCTACTTACACAAAGTTATGATTTTCTTACTAAAACTTGTGGGATGGATAATATTGGCCTTTGTTTTGGTGAGGGTTATATTTACGGTGATATTATGCTTTGTACTGTCCAGAGCATTGAAAAAATTCTAGACACGCACTTGGAAGAAGCCGAAGTTTTGATGGTAGATGAGTGTCATGAGTTTGGAAACGGCAAGACTACACTAGCTGCCCTACAAGCCTTCCCTAAGGCCCTGTATCGCTTTGGGTTCACCGCAACGCCACCATCCGACAAGATACCCAAGTTGAACCTAGAGGGTGCTCTAGGGCCTGTGTGGGCCTCTGTGGAGACTGCTGGTCTTGTGGAGTCAGGAAAGCTCACTAAACCCATTATTCAACTGATTGATAGACCTTACACGGCAAGTGGGGCAGACGAAGATATGTCCTATCTTGAGGCATATGATGAGTACATTGTCTATAACGAAGATAGGAATAATATAATTAAGGATGTAGTTAATGAAATTAGAAAAAACAACAAACAATCTCGCATACTTATACTTACCAAATCACTTGATCATGGAAGAACCTTGGAGGAGTTGCTTGGAGACGGGCCAGTTCAGTTTCTACAGGGTGAAAACTCGCTCGGAGACAGGTATCAGAGTATTGCTAAGTTCCTCGGACATAAAGAATCTAGTGTCCTTATTGGCACTAAAATTCTCCAAACAGGAATCAACATTGAGGAAATCACCCACTTCATTAACGCAAGAGGGATGAAGTCTGAAATAGCAACCCTACAGGCTCTGGGAAGAGCCTTACGCCGACACGAATCTAAGGACAAAGTATTTGTATACGATTTCTTAGATAAAGAAAAATACCTTCGCGAGCACTCTAATGCTAGACGAAGGCACTACAAGAAAGAAGGACATGAGGTACGCACAATATGAAAACCCCCGATGAAATTAAGGAAAGCAAAAGTAAGTTTAACACATCAGAGATTAGCGATTTAAGTTGGCTATCGGCTGAGTTGGAAACTTTTATTAAGGATGACGAGGTTAGTGTCCAAGGACTACAAACACTGGAGAACATGACCAACACTCTTAATAACTTTAAGCGGACGTATACTCAACGTATCATCCGCTTATTAAAGAGTGCTCACATAGTAGACTAGTTACCCTCAGCGATTCCGGGAATCTTAATATTTGGGTTCTCCATTTTAAGCCTAAGCCCCCAGTTCTCCATGTCCCGCACGGTCCACTGATCTTCAAGCTTCTGCTCTAATGTGTCGAGCTTATAATTAATGTTAGTAAGCTGAGTGCTTATCCAGACTACACCTCCACAGAGGGCAATCACCATGCCCAGTGGCATTAGAGTCTCTTTCGAGAGTGTAAGTGTTTTTGTTTTTTCCATTATGCTATTCTGACGATACTCACGGTGGTACCAGATTTAAACGCGCAATTCCCTGTACTGGCTGTAGCGGTAAATTCGATGTCCCACGAAGTTCTACCTACTTGTCCTACCCACTCTAGTGTCATACATTGAGGTGAAATAACCGAGTAACTGTTATTAGCGATAGTATGCTTAGTACTACCATTAATATCTAGATCAATAGTAACAGTAGGGTTGACAGCACTGTTTGAAACTATCGCACACAGTAGAACTCTGTAGACTCCAGTCCCTGTGCCAACTCGCCATGCTGCCGGAGTTGAACCATCTGGGTCTTTGGTAAACGTCAAGAAGGTGTCATCACCTGCTGCTGCGCCAGTTGGGATACTCTTTACTGTAGCCGTATCCCCGTCAGAAGATAAACCTTGTCCTAGATTGGAGGTTGTTGCGTTATTTGAATCGCCAAGGAATCTAGTCCATAGGAACTCCCCATGCATGTGTGGAGCAGCCCAGTTTTCAGAAATAGTGGCTACAGTACCATCATAATCAACAGTGCCAGTCGTGGAATAGGATAAAGGAGCATTAGTATCAATAGCCACACCTGAGAGATTAATACTTTTAGCAAAGTTACCCACTCCAGACACGTTCAAGCCAGCGTTAGTCTTTAGTCCAGCGGTAGTAACGATCCCTCTAAAAGTTGCAGCAATCGAATTAAACTGGTTGGAGGGAACATCTCCACTATCTTCAGGGTCAGCATCGCCAGCAAAGTATGTAATGGGCAGACCTGTAACATCTAAGATAGTGTTATCACTCTTTCTAATCTTGTCTGCTGCAATATGCCCAGACCCAGTAGCGGCAAGAGTTTGCCCTGAAATAAAGAGAAGAGTTACGGGACTATTTCCATCACTACCTTCAATAAAGTTGCCATCACTACCAAATACACCTTGCGAAAAATCGAACTCGGCACCGACTTGATCACCCGGAGTAACGATTCCAAGAGCAACATCATTCATAGGTCTCAACCCGTAGGATGAACCCTCTGCGTTCGGCATGAATTTAAATACTTGTCCACCTCTAGGGTTAGGGCCTGTAAATTTAAACTCTCCTGTTAGGTTAGTGGGCATGGAAAGTCCAGCAACGACAATCCTATCCTTTGGACCCGCATCTCCCTGAGCACCTTGAGTACCTTGAGCACCCTGAGAACCAGTATCACCAACAACCTTACCTAGCTCCTCAAGTAAAGTACTACCATCTGGCTTAATGAAGTCCACAAAAAGACTAGGACCAGAGATCCTCGCCCTAGTAAACCCTGATCCTGCTGATCCGTCAGACCCGTTAGTACCGTTAGATCCATTATCACC